GCCTTCTCCCCTGCAAACCCGGGTGCCCTTGAGCACCTTGGTTCCTGCCTCCCAGGTAAAGTCTGGTCGAGTGATAAGGAAGTGTGGGATTATGGCATGCTACTCTGGATCGCCCACTGCACGCGCGACGTAGTGAAGATGCTCGCAAACGCTCCCCAGGAGTGGAGCGAAGAGGAGCTTAACGGCTACCTCAGCGACATCGATGGTTGTTTCGAACAGGTCTTTGAACGGGCCACGTATCGAACAACCAATGGGACCACGATCAAGGTGCTAGAGGGAGGCATCATGAAAAGTGGCTGGTTTTTCACCATCGGGGCTAACTCCATTGCCCAAGTGGTGGTCGACGTGATGACTAAGATGCGCAGCGGCCTGAGTGACGATGAGATCCTCGGCCTTGCGATAATTGCTGGCGGCGACGACGTAGAACAGGAACCAGTCCCATGCGGTATTGAGACGTACACTACGCTCGCGCAGGAACTAGGTGTTGGGGTGAAGATCACAGAGCGTGAGTCTTTGTTCCACTCCGAGTTCTTCTCGAATGATCTGCGAATGAGCCCCGAGGGCCCGCAGTTCTTCCCACAGAGGTGGACCAAGCACATTGAGCATATTCGTGTAATCAAGCGTGAAGATCTTGGTCAGGCTTTGGTGTCCCACATGGGCAACTATCGCCACCACCCGGAGAAGTTTAACCTTCTGAGAAAGATGTACCTGTCGATGCACGAGAAGTTTCCAGGCGAATTCCCGAAGAGCGGCCTCGTCTCTCGCTATCTGTTGTTAGCTCAGCAGTATGGCTATGAGAGTGAGGACTGCTAGTAGTCAGGGATCGCGGACCTGGGCAAGTCCATAAACTACCTGGGATGTTCCACGCATCCCTGGCGGTGGTGGCGGCGAAAAATAAAACAAAACAATATGAATGAACAAATTTTGCCGGGCCAAATGCCAAAACAGTACCTGGGAACCGAGGGTGAGGATCCGACCGCACCTATCTGGGGCTCAGGGAACTATGTGGGGCCGTATTGGAGCGATGGAAAGAAACAAAGTAGTGTTGAGTGGGGAGAGTCTGAACCCATCAACGATCTCGATGCAGCGGCACGCAGACACGATTCTGCGTACGCACACTACAAGGACGAGAGACACAGAGCAGCAGCCGACGCGCTGTTCGCTGAAGAAGTCAGGAAGATAGACAAGAAGTACGGAAGTAAACTCGCGGAAGATCCGCAGTTCGCCGCCAATGCGGTTGAGTACGGAAACTTTACTGTCCGCAAGTTTAAGGAGCTTGCGAACTCTGGCATGTGGGCTACCGTTCCTGGTGTTGGACAAGTCTATGCATTGTTGAAGCACGGCTATAAGACATTTAGGGATCAAAACCAAATGGTACATGGGACTTATCTCAAGAAGGAGAAAGAGGCAATACGGGAGTATTTCAAGAGCGACCCTAAGAAAGTTGCTCGAGTCGCAGCGGAGGCATTGGCTCTGGGACAGGGGGCGAAGGACGTGGCGGAGGTCGCGGCCTTGGCCCGACGCCAACCAAGTAAGACTCAAGTGAGCCCCTCTGACTCCACCCAGTATCGTTACGGCAACAATCTCGTCGACAGCCAGCGCTACCGAATTTTAAACCACCGTCGACTCCATAAAGAGTCCAATGACTCAATAGGTCAGCCTAGAGTGTACCACAAGCGAAAGCTTAATCTCAACAAGGCGAAGCCTAAGAAAACACACAAAAACCAAGTGCGGCCTTTATAATGGAGGTTGGTTGGCGTAAAACAAAACAAACACAAACAAACAAAACGAAGAAACTAGAGATTTTAGCAAGATGGCTAAGAACACTGGTAAGAATAACATGGCAAAGCGTCCGCGCGGGCGAGCAACGTCTCGCGCGCCAGGGAACTTTGGCCCAGTATCGCAGATTAACACAGCGCCTGTCAGCGTTGGCAACTCAGTGCGCGGAAGCGCGCCAAGAGCAACGCAGACTACTGACGGCGCTCGCGTTGTTGGTCGCGATTTCGCCTTTGCTTTATCAGCGACTGCGGCCACTATCACAGGATGGGAGCTCATTGGAGGCATGCCAATCACACCGGCGTGCTTACCCAGCTCCATCCTACGCAACTACTGCCACATGTTCAACAAATTCAAAGTGAACAAGATTGTAGCTCACTACATCACAAGCTCTCCGACCAGTCAGGCCGGCGACGTCCTATTCTATTACGAGAAGGACGCGTTGGCGCCGATGGTTGACTATTCAAGTAGTAGCTTCTTGCCGTATGTCCTGTCAGACACTCACACTGTCATCGGACCCCAGTGGACGAATCACTCCGCAGTGATCACTCCGACCAAAGACTGGAAGAGTACGCTCTACGGCAACGAAACTGATATCAACGAGCAAACTGAGGGCTCGCTTTTCTTCTTCAGCAAAACCAATGCTGCAAACAGCCCAGGTTACCTCCTGATCGATTACGACATCCAATTCAAAGAACTCAGCGTGAACCCTCGCGCTGGCACGCTGCCAATTGCGCGCGCCCAAAGTTCCTTTGTGTGTCTAACGAACACGGGGTCTACAACCTCTGGCGCAGTGACCCAATGGGTCTGGAATTCTGGGAACACAATCGCGGGAACCATAACGCAACAGCCGAGCGGGACTATCGCAGGTGACATTTACAAAGCAGTCTTGCAAACCACCGCATCCACGCAAGTGAACCCGACGTGGACGGGAACACCAACGCCTAACGTGGCCAACGTGTTCCAATTCGGAAATTCCAACCGAGCTATCGCGCTCGACGACGGATACACGGTCTACCTATCATTCTTTGATTCAGGTACGCTCCGCATTTTCTCGACTCTAGAAGCAGCCGTAACAGGCACCGATGCTATCGAATGGCAAACCACGTTCACCACTCCGGTAATCCACTTGTGTGCTGAGGTGCAGTTGGTGCGTAACACCACCACATTGACCCAGTCTTCATACTAGTCTTCGTTCCAACCACCATGCATATCAATTCTTCACAGGGCAATAAAACAAAACATCAGGAAACCCATGAAGTGCGTTGAGCAGAACAATAAAATCAAAAACACAATGATTCTGCTCGACGATCGCGACCCTAAGAGGGAGAAACGTACTACTCCCCTCGCAACTAATCAACCAGCAAAAAGCGCACGCGCCGCAAGGCGTGTGGCTGGCTCTGAGGTGAAACCAACTACGGATACTGTCATAATCAGGGC